TGCAACGAGTCTAAGAACTGCCTACCAGAACATAGCTCTTTAATTAGAGCATCTGTCATTGCATCTTCGCTTGCTTTTAAAATCATTGGTTTGTGGAAAAGGATAAGGACGGCATAGGGGATAGAACCCTACACCGCCCAATTTAGTTTTACTCAGCGAACTGGGTAAGATCAAGGATGCGCATCCCGATAACAATCTGACCAGCAGTGATACTTGCAACAGCAGAATCAGTTACTTTGATGTAGATTGGAGTTGCAGCGGATGCTGCACCAGCAGGACGAGAACCAGCAAGAACCGTGGTGTTTCCAGCAGTTTGAACCATTGATGTACCAGTATTAAAGGTCGGCAGACCAGTGGTCATACCATCTACGTCAAGTGCGCTGATAAACTCAACTGGAGTTGCGAGGGTTGTTCCGATACCAATAGATAGCGAAGTTGACCCAACGATAGGAACAGTTTCAATAACAGCTACCAGTTCAACAGCACCACCAGCGGGGATAGAACCAATTACTTTAGTTCCACCGTTGCCGATAGCAATGAGGTCTGCTGCGTTAAGTGTGATTACGTCCGTGTAAGGAGAACGCTCATTATTTGTAAGTTTAGCCATAATTTTATTTATTTAGTATTTAGTTATAATTAGTAAGCGATTTTACCGTGTGCTTGTGGGGATTTGCAAACAAGGGTGCAAGCCGTCTTGACGTATCCACGCTCACCTGCACCTTGGTTCTCAAGGACAACAGACTCAAGTGGAAGCAAGTTACCAATACCAAGATACTTAGGATCAAGGACGTAACCAACGTTTGTGGTTGCGGTTGGCATACAAGCTGGGTTGCCGTTTACAAGTTTGATAACACCGAAGTCAGTATCGAAGAGCGATACGCTAAGGGTGATTCTACGTGAAACAGCATCTTCGTTTACGTTGTATGCTCTAGCGGTTGTCGTTCCTTCAGCACGGGTGAAGTTAGCAATAACTTTACGAAGTGCTACGTTAGCAACAAGGGTAAGATTACCCATCTCGCCAGTCTCACTGAAGATACTGCCAAGCAAGTTGTTAAGAGTAGCCTCAGTTACGGTTGCGCCAAGGATCGAAGCGGAAGGCGTACGATAAGCAGCAGGAACGTCAGCAGGGCCAGCAGAATCAAGCCAATCACCGAGTCCACGGAGCTTGTAAGGATTCGTGCCATCTTCAGCTTGGCGGTCATTGTTGGAAGCAACTGCGAACTCAATGTCGCGTTTGATTTCACGCAATGCTTTAGCTTTTGCTTGGGCAACGTCAGCAGGGCCTACGCTTGCAACTGCGTTCTGCAAGTCGGAAACAAGGTAATCCTTACGGAAGATTTGGGTGTAGTTACCAAGGCGACCACGCGAAGCAAACTTGTTGCTGAACGAAGTAACATCAGAAGTCTCACCGATACCATCTGCGTTAGGAGCTTCAAGACCATCAATTACCCACTCGTGGAGAACTCCAGAAGCTTTTGCTTTAGCGCAAAGGGAAGTGATAGGGGTTTGTTCTGGCTCAAGCATGGTAAGCATTGCGGAGAGATCTTCGCGGTTACCTTTGTTTGATCCAACGGATGAACTAGTGCTAGGAACACTAGGGCTATATGTATTTGAAATAGGCATATTATTAGGTGTTTAGAATTTACTTGTATTTTTGTGCAGCAACCCAATCTTCAGCAGAACCACTACTTTCAAAACGCTTCATGGCATCAGCATATTTGCTGGTTTGTCCCTGCCCTTGCCGTGATGCTCCAGCTCCAACAGGGGAAGCGGGTGGTTTCACCTTCAACTTCTGTCCTGCGCCTTGCACTACTTTCTTGGCACTTCCAAACTTAGACCTTGCGGCGTGAGCGAGTAAGTATTCTATCTGAACCCCTAGTTGTGGGAGCTTCTCTTTCAGTTCAATTACTAAAGGATCATTCACAAGCTGACCGTATGCTTTACCGATTTCCGTTTTTTCGTCAGAAATCTCTGGCACTTCTTGTTTCGCCATGTCCTGCCATTGCTGGTTTGCTACAACGTAGTTTTGCAGAGTTTGCAGGTGAGCTGCTTGGGCTGGTAAGTATTTAGCTACCGCATCCCTTGCGTTTCGATTGGCTAGTTTGACCTGCTTCTTGGTGAACTGCTGATCGCCAACCTCGATAATATCATCGTTGCTGTAATCATCATATTCCTCAAGCAGCCTATCCGTAGTTTCCAAAGTCGATTCAAACGCATCAAACTTAGCCTTGATTTCCTCAGCGGTTTTAAGTTGTCCAAATGGATTCTGTTCTGTCGGTATAGTCCTTACGCTCGATTGCTTCATCCCAGCTTCTTCAGCTTGTGCCTGGAGTGCTTTGTTTTTCGCTGTCAGTTCCCCGACACGCTCAAGTAGGCGGCTCTTATGCTTTTTAGCTAATGCTTGGAATTGCTCTGGCTCAAGACTAAGTAGGTCTATTTCGTCAGCGGTTTCTTCTTCGGTTGCTTCTTCCTCAGTATAATCAGAAAGCTCTTCAGTTTCGGTTGCTTCAAAACTTTCTTCTTGCTCTTCTTCTTCTACTTCAGTTTCTGCTTCTTCAGCTTCTACCTCTTGTGGTTCTCCTTGGGTAAGTTGGCTGATTAAGGCCTCCATACTAAGGTTGTCATTAACACTGGATTCCTCCCCAGCGATGGAGTCTTGGTTTGCTTTCATATTTTTTACACCAGTTTACGCCTTGGCGGTGGCGAATGGCTATACATAAGCAGATTACTAATCATTAGTAAAGCACTAATGTAAAACGAGCGTTTGATGAATAGACAAAACAAAGGGTTAACCAGTTTTACCCGATTAACCCTTTGCACAAACCGTATGTGGGAAAGACAAAAAACTCACATACTGCTGGATGAAATAATGTATTACCGATTATTTGTCAAGGAATCCTAGCAATTCATCCATAGATGCTATCGAACCAGCGATCTTCATTACATCGTGCGGAGTCTCAGCTTGGCGTAAGTCGCTAAAGAAACGGTCACGCTCGTCTTTGATATACTGAACAATTACTTTGTATTCGTCACGCTCAGATAAGCCTTGCACGGATTGTTCTAGTGTTGGTTTTGGAATCATTAGTCTTTTAGTAAGGATTATTTATTTACGTTTAGTCATACCTGCTTGGCTAAGAGCGATTGCCACAGCTTGCTTGCGACTCTTTGCTAGTGGAGCTTTCTTTGGCCCTTTAGGATTAACGCCAGCATGAAGAGTTCCAGCTTTGTATTCGCCCATAACTTTTGCAATTTTTTCTTGCTTGGCTTTTTTTGTTTTAGGACTTCTCATGGTTATTTGCGTTTAGCTTTCTTCTTAGGCATCCTACCCATCTTGATTTCAATTTCGACATAGCCCTTACCTTTTTTGCCTTTGCCGTATTCCTTACTTTCGTGGCCGCAGCCATTTGTTTTATTTTTCATAGATTCATTTAGTTGATTTGCTTTTGATCCAATAATAGTCATTTCTGCTTTTTGCCCCAGCGACTATCCACGGTTCCTGTTTGTAATCCCAAGGAAGAAGAGTAACACTTTCATCACCAACCTTTTCAGCTTTTATAATGTTTGATAAGCAAAGTGTTCCATGTGTTCTTCCTAGATTTTTTCTTTTAAACCATTTAGATATAACTGAGCTTCTTACTCCAAATCTATCTCCAGCTAGCTTTAGGCTATCAAATGATTCAATTTTACCGCACTCATAATAAAAAGTGTATTTGTTCCTAACTTGAGATTCTGAAATTTTCTTTTTATGTTCGTCAGAAAATCTTAATCCAGCCATTGGAGCCTTAGCACTCTTGCAGAAATTAACACAGTTTTCGTTTGAAATGTTTTCATCCAAATACCCTTGTTCTTCATCAAGAATAAAACTTGGGTCACAGTATTTTATGACTTCAAATGTCAGTGAGGACTCTCCATATTTATCAAATATACGCTGAAGCCTTTTGTTCCTATGGCACTTAGCCCTAAGTTTACTAAGATGATTCTTGATCCTAGATTTTAAATTGATGCTGCTCCCATAATAAAAATGGTTATTGGCAACGCAGGTAATCTTGTAAATTCCAGAATTTCTTACTTCTTGCTGATCTTTCCCGAACATTTCCATTTTTTTCGACTTAAATTGTTGGGTGTATTAGGATCATTTTGCTTAGCTTCTGACAAGCCTTTTTTAATCCCGTAGCTTCTAGCGCAATAACTTGAGCCTTTGGACGTGCCAGGTCTAATGCGGTCTTTGCCATCACTTGCCATTCCTGCCAAGCCATAACGAATTGTGTTCTTCCTTCCCGTTTCTGGGTTGGTAACTACCTTCTTAAACCGCTTCTTCATTTCTTTTTGGCAGTCTTAGCTGAGTCGCGGAAGTCTTTTGCAGTCGGTGCTTTTTTACTGCCAATTTTGTTCATCTTCTCGCCACTACCTGCTGCAATGCGTTTGCGTTTAGCATTGATATTACTATACAGTCCTTGTTTCATATTATTGTTATTTTATTCACCCATGTTCTGGGTAGATACTCCACCCATATTAGCTTCCTGCGTTCCGATACGTCCAGTCACAGCGTTCTGTGCTTGCATTATCATCATCTGATACTGCCCTGCGTATTTCTGCATACGTGCCGCAAACGTCTCGTCTTGTTGTAAGCGTTGGGCAATGTCTGGTTGTGACGCATAGGATTGGATAAGCTGCATAGCAAATTCCGCACCGTTCGGACGTGCTGGCATTTCGATACCTGCATAGATTTGGGTAAGATCGTT